TTAACCCACTGAGTGAATCCCCATGACTACCCCAGCTGTTAACCAAAACCTAATCCAGACCGTCAGCCTTATTGAGGACTGGCGGTACGGTAATGGCTCCGTTGGCAGCTGGAATATCCCGATTAAAATCAGGAGAAGTCATGACCAAAGGCCTGCTTCTACCTCGAACCCCTTCATTTCTGGGTTTGAAGAGTTGCGCGCCTGCGGCGATTATAGTCGTTTCATCACTCGTGGTACGTATTCTGGCGGTACGGCTCGTATGGACTGGAGAGGATCCATCCTCCCCGGAACATTGGTCTACTGGGGCTTCAACGGTACCTTTTGGGGTGATACTATCCTAGAGGGACCGCCGCCCTTCGAGTCTGTCGGTTGGCATCATGCCAATTCGATAGTTAGAGCCAAGGAGCAACTTGCCGATAGCCCAGTTTCTATAGGGCTCATGCTAGCTGAAGTTAGGGAAACTTCTGAACTAGTCGGCGGCGCTGCTGAGACAATAGCGCGTCAAGTAGCCAACTTCCGTCGTAACAGACGAAGGGCCTGGCAACAACTCATCCGGGCTCAACGCCCGAGTGATATACCAGGTCATTGGCTGCAGTTGCAATACGGTTGGAAACCCCTGATGTCTGATGTGTCTGGCGCCTGCGAGGCACTTTCCCTTGACGTAAACAACCGTAATCCGGTTGAAGTCGTTCGGGGTGAGTCCTCTAGTCGCGAGACCTCGGTCAGGACAGTAGGAGGTGGTCCAAGCGCGTATATCGGTGACGCTTGTAAACTTGACGTGGTTACCGACCGCAAGGTTGGTGCTCGTACAGTTTTGATGTACAAGCTTCGCGATCCGTTACTCGCTACCTTCAGCTCTCTGGGTCTTGTCAACCCGGCTTCCATTGTTTGGGAGACTCTGAAGTATTCTTTCGTCGTCGACTGGTTCTTACCGATCGGCGATTGGCTGAATTCCTTCAGTGCTGACGCGGGCTGGGATTTTATTACCGGCTCCACTACTGACTACGTTACTATGAAGAAATCTGTTGCTAATGTCCGTTGGGGTAGTACAAATCCTCTCTGGAAGGTCTCTGGATCGAGTCCTACGCTACGGTGGACCCATAAGGGCCACGTACGTCAGAAGCACAGTTCTTCACCTGTTCCGGGGTTGCATTTTAACCCGGAACCGCTCAACCTTACCCGGTTAGCAAACGGCCTGAGTCTATTGGCCCAAGCTTTCCGGTGACCTTAACTCCCAATGAAGGACCCCTATATGGGTGCACAATCTGCCATTACCCTTAACGCGAAGGTTTACAACCCTCGTGGCAAACAGGGCAACATCGCTTCCTGGGCGCTTGTCGGCGACGCCACCTTCGGTGGTGCCACTTCAACGCTGAGCTCGTCTGTTATTCAGTCGAAGCTCATGGACACTCGTGTCCAGCTCAAGTTGACGATTCCAAAGGCCGCTGTCAGTGACACCGCTTGTGGGTGCGCCGGCACGATCACGTCCCGTGGTTACGGTGACGTCGTCGTGTTTGTGCCTGCCAACTTCACGGTTGCTGAAAAGCAAGATCTGTGTGATCGTCTACAGGCGGCGGTGGCGAATGCCATCTTCGATGCCGCGGTGCAGGGTGAGGGTTCCTGGTAAAGGACCTCTCCTTCTGTTTCCGCTGGTTACCTGTTGATCCCGGCAAATAAGCTATATGCCAAGCCAAGGATGATCACATGACATCTGACAAATCTGCAACTGACAGAACCTTAGAGTTCGCGGCCCTAATACTGAGTGGGCTGCGCGACTCGTCTCTCAAAGAGCGTTCCCTCGGCGCTTTATTACGCCGAGACGACGTTTCCCTGATCGGGTTATCCATCGACCCATCACGCTACGACAGCGCGTGGGACTTCTTTGACGACTATATTTGCATCAATCTCCTTTCGAAGTTTCCAAACTTCGATCTTGGTGTTGATCGTGAAAAGGTTGCCATCGAAAAGTTCCTCGATAGCGAGAGACGCTGCCTGGAGGCATCTCAGAGCCTCAATGCAATTCGACGGGGGAGAATAGGAATACTCCACCCGATCCACGCCGTACTTCACGACGCGAGATTAAAGATCGAGCATTTGTTAGGCCCGTTTAATTGGGCTGACACAGAGCAGTATTTTGCCTTTTCGGGGGGTGCTAGCGTAGACCTACCTCGTCGTAAAGGTGATCCGGCTTATAAATTCGGATGCAAACGTCCGAGCGTTGCAGCGGGTACTGCGGGGTTAGCGAGAGCTTACATTTTTAGTTCTCCTCTCTGGTTAAACCACCTGAGATCCGATACTTCGGATACACCAACCTTCGACATCGTCGTTGGAAACCGCATCACTACCGTACCGAAGAACGCCAAGACTGACCGTGTTATAGCCATTGAGCCCACCCTGAATATGTTCTTTCAGAAGGGGATTGGTGGCCTGATACGCAATAGGCTACGCCGCGTTGGCGTTGACCTAAACAGTCAGTCTCTTAACCAGTCGTTGGCCCGTGAGGGCAGCGTTGACGGCTCGTTAGCAACAATTGATCTCAAATCGGCGTCAGACACAGTTAGTCTGGCGCTGGTCCAAGAGTTGTTGCCAAGTGATTGGGTGTCTGCTATAGAGCTATGCAGATCTCCCTATGGTGTTCTACCTTCCGGTGAGAAGATTCTCTACCGGAAAGTTTCGTCCATGGGAAATGGCTACACATTCGAGTTAGAGTCCCTAATATTCTGGGCTCTTTCGTCTGCCGTGGTCAAGTACCTACACGAATCGGATCGACGCCTCGCAATCTATGGAGACGACATCGTCATTCCTACGGGTTGCGCGCAGCTGCTGATCGACGTCCTGAAACTCGTTGGGTTCGATACCAACGTGGATAAGACGTTTACCAGCGGCCCGTTCCGGGAGAGTTGTGGGAAACACTACTTCCGGGGTGTTGATGTTACACCTATCTACATTCGTGAGAATGTTGACAATGCGGAGCGCTTGCTCTGGCTCGCGAACTCGATTGCTAGGATGGCCTACCGGTTAAACGGTAGCTCCTACTCTCGGGACTCGCGTCTCAAGCTTGCTTACGACAGCGTCGTTGAGACGCTGCCGGAACGTCTCCGTTGCCCAACTGTCCCCTTAATCGGTATCGATGATGAGTCGTTAACCGACGTAGGGCTCGGCGGTGACTTTGACGAAGTCAACCCGCAGGTTGTACAGCCGACGAGTAAGGAAAGACGTGCGAACGTCTACCCCCAGATCGAAGGTTATGTGGCCCGCGGCCGCCGTAGAGAGTACAAGAAACGTCATCTCTCTTCAGTTGGAGTTCTCTTGAAGGCGATCTACTGCCCTCCTGAGATTACTGGACCGGACTTCAGGTTCGAGCGTTATCCGATCTTCCTGCGCGCTCTTCGGAGTCGCTGGGAGGTTGGACCTGCACTAAGGTCTATTGTTCTGAAGATCTTCGATATGAAGATCCAAGAAGGTGTAAGTGCTTGCGAGATTCCTTTGCAGGCATTCACGTACAAACCTGTCAAGTTTGTCGTGCAGC